AAAAAAAGGCCTAGAAATTAATCCAGGCCCTTCTAAATATAAAAATTTACTTACTATGCAGTTTCTAAAGCTGCTTTTGCAGTTGCAAATGATCCATTAACGAATGCATTTGGTAAATAGTTAGTTAAAGCAATTCTCTCGCTTACTCTAACAGTTACAAATCCATCTCTTACGTTAGTTCCATCTTCTCTGAAGAACTCAACATTTAAACCATCTCTAACCCATAACTGTGTTCCAACGCTAAAGTTTCCAATTAAGAAAGTTCCAGCAGCGATTGCAGTATTTAATACAACTTTCACACCCATAAATACTGGTTGTAATCCGTTATATACTTGGTCTTTTAAATAGTTGTTTTGAGTATCTTTTAACAATAGTATTTTATGGAAATCACTTGGATTTAATAAAATAGTATCTGCATTGTAGTTAGCTAAAGCTAATTGATTTAAAGACGCTACAATTACGTCAAACTCATTTGCAGACTCAACAGTTCCAGCTAAAGAACCAGCAGCAAAGTCAGCAGCATCTCCAATGATTCCGCTTAATTGCGCACCTGTTCCAGCACCGCTTAAGATTTGAGCATCTTCTACTTCTAAAAGTTTCTCAGGCGCTCTAGTTGAAATGTAAGAAGTCAATTGTGGCGTATCTGCTAGCATCTCTTCAGAAATACGGAAATAAGTTCCAATTTTTCTAACGTTAGCATCGCTTGCAGTCATATCAAAATCAGACTGTGTTAATGTTGCACCTTCAGCAGTTGCAGCAGCACCGTTTGAATATCCGCTTTCTTTTACGAAACGAACAACGTCAGATTGAGTTGAACCTTGCGCTAATAATTGTCTAATGTGAACTGGTCTTGTAGGATCAAACTTATATCCTGGAACTCTGTCCGCTGGAATAACTTCACCTGTAAAGTCAGCTGCAACAGTCATATCTGCTTTAATCTCAAAAGATGCAGATCTTGAATGACCTTTTGACATTGCTTCGATTGCACCGCCTTCGATAGCTTCGTTTAATGCACTTTTAAAAGTCATTCTTTTAGTTGCGCTAAATTGTTTTTTGTTAGCTACTTCCATAGCATCTAAACGCTCGTTTATTTTGTTACCTAATTCAGTAACTTCATTTTTAGCAATTTCACTTGCTTTAACTACAACTGCATCTATTGCGTTGTTGTTTGATTTTTCGATTTTTGAATCAATAGCTTCATTGAATTGATCCAATTGGTTTTTTAAATTTTCGTCCATTTTTTTATTTTTTTAACGAATTAATTAAATAGTTATACACTTCTGAATCATTGTTTTTTACTTCAACATTCGGCGAAGTGATAATTTCAGTCGGCTTCGTGAACTCAATAAATAATGATTTTAATTTTAAAATTTCAGCTTCAATGGCGAATCCCATTTCGTCCGAAATTTGTCCTTTTCTTAATAATTTAGATAAATTATCATAACGCTTTGACAATTTTTCTACATCAACATTGCCTTTTACGTCTAATATTTTAGCTTGGTCGTTTGCTGCTAATGTAACGGCGCTAATTTCATAAAGTTTAACTTCTGTTATTTCTCTATAATCGCCCTTATTTTGTTTTTGAATTGGCATAATACCAACACTATTTTCTGTAATAACGCCTGACTTCATTAATTCAACAACATCTTTTCCTAGTTGTGTTTTTGCAATTTCAGCAACGAATACTAGTCCTTTGTCATCTTCATATAATTCAGTCATTTTACCAATTGGCTGATTCATATCGTGCTGATATAAATATTTAACACGATTTCCGTTCTCTTCAATTGTCTTTTTATAAGCGCCTTTTGCAATTACATCTGAATCTGAATCTTTGTTTCCAAAATATGATCCATAACCTTTAATAATTCCAGCGTTTTCGTCAGCGTCTAACAATTCGCCCATTGGCGCAGCTTTATATAAAATTGTATTCATCTAATAAAATTTTTGTAAATATACGATTTTTTAAATTTTGTTTAATTGTGCAAATGCAAGTCCTAAACCTATGTTTGATATTTCGCTAACCGCTTGCGATTGTTCTTTTGGAAAAGGTGCAACGCTGCATCGACAATTAACAACTTCAGCAGCTGGCCCACTTGGATCACCAGGATACATTAATAAAGAACCACCTACCATAAAAGCATCGTTATAAGGTATTGGCTCACTTGCTCCAGCTTCAGCGTGTGTACTTCTAGTCCTATCGTCAAAACTTGCAATCCATTCCTTCATCATTTGAGCGCCTGGAAATATAGTTGTGGCGCTTTCTAATGTTGCAAAGTTAGCGGCGTTTGTCGCTTCCGTTTGAACTAATCGCCTTGACTGATATGCAGAATATTTATTGAATTGATTTCTTAATATACGCCCCTTTTCAATAGTTCCTAAAACCATAAATTCAGGGTCTCTTAAAAGTTTTTGTGTTAAATCAATTAATGTTTTTTTAGCCGTTCCGCTTACTAAAGTAACTCGTTGCGCACCAACTGCCGAACCTAAAGATGCAAAACTATTTTGCCATTGGTCAATAAATCCGTTTGGATTTACGCCTTTAGTTAAATATTCATCAAAGTTTCGAGCGTACCATTTTGCAAACCTTAAACCAATATCGGAATACAAATCACGATATATTTTTAAGAAATCACTTTCTGCAAATAATAATTCAAAGTTTGTTTGACCTTCAGCAATAAAAGAATTAATGCCTTTGTTATATTCAGATTTATAAAACCGCCTAACTTTTGACAATTGCGGCTTTTCTGCAATATCGAGTTGCCTTTCAAAATCAGTTTGCCATTTCTGTTTATCTAACTTCAATTAGTCCTCTTTTAGTTTGTTTACTTCTTTAATTGCCCAATCAACGCCAGCAGTTCCGCCCCATAAGTTCCAAGCTACAAAACCGTTGTCCTTCCAAGGCGTGTCTTTTAATTTAGGATCTATTTTTGAGTTTTCCCTATGACGATTAAATTGCGCCATTCTTTTTACAACATCTAAAGAAATACTTTCTCTATTAGCTAATTGCGATGCTCTTCGCCAGCCTACTTCAGTTCCAGCAGTAACAACATCACGTCCGTATTTTTCACGCCATTCAATCATTCTTTTGGCGTTGTTGGTTGCGCTTTGCGGATAATTATTGTAAGACTCCGCTTTCGTTACTTCACTTTTTTTTTTAGACAAAAACTTATTTACGTCTAAATCTAATGGCTCATTTTCAACCTCAACATCTGCAACCTTTGTTGGAATTAAATTTGCTGGAATATAATAATCGTTTAACGTTTCGTTATCTTCGTCAATACCGTAAGACATTACAGAACGCTTTTCGTTTGGCGTTAACCACCAAGCTTTAGCTAATTGATCTACAACTTTGTCAGCCTCTTCCTGTAATTCAGGAATTACTGTAAAATCAAATTCAATACAAAGTTTATTTCCGTATTTAGGCGCTAGCCATCTGTTTAATTCGTCTTTAATTTTTAACAATTCAGGAATAACTGCATTTTGATATAATGCTTTTTTAGCTTCCTTCATATTGTTATAAGAACTTGCATCAGTATTATTTAACAATTGTACTGGTACATTGTAGATATTACATAAATCTTTAATACTTGCGTTGTATTGTTCAATTAAAGAAACATCTGAAGCGTTTAAACCAAAGTTTACCCAGCTTAATTTTTTAGGCGTTATAATAACGTCCCCAGCATTATCAGAACCTTGGAATTGTCTTCTAAATTTATCTTTTAATTGTTGCGCTTGCACCTCGTTTAAATCGCCCTCTTCAGACATTAATAAACCCCTTGCCGTTTGGTTTTGTAAATACTTAACTCCAGTTTGTACGGCTTCGTTATTTGTTGTCAATGTTCTTAATCCAGCACGCAATGGCGATTGACCGTAAAGGTGCGAACCGCTACCATCATAATAAGGATTGAAATCTTTTATATGGCAAATTTCTGAAGCTGGTATTTCAAACGTTCCGTTATATTCTATTTTATATTTTTCAACTGGTTGCATAATACCGCCTGAAACAATTTCCATAATTTGCGAAGGCATTACATATAACTCCGAATATTTACCAACTTTAGAACCAGTTTCAGGGCCTATTCCGTAAATGTATCTGTTACCAGTTAATTTTCCAAAGGCGATTAATTCACTTATAAATGAATTATATGATTGCGCTGGATTTGGACGTTCTAATAATTGGTGCAATTCTGTATCCTGTAATTCTACTAAAGAACTTTTTTGCAATAAAGCAGCTTTGTTAATTGTAGAATTATCAATTGTGCCACTTGTTAAACTTTTATATCTTTTATAATCGTTTTCGTTTTTAACCTCGTAAATCTGAAAAGGAATTGTTGTTGCCGCCTTTGTAATTAAATTAATCAGCGAATAAATAGTTGCGTTTTTTCTGTATCCTTCAGTAATATAAGAATCGTCATTTTCTGTATTCCAAACAATAGACTCTCCAAGCCAATTGTAAATAGCTTTGTTGTAGTTTAGGTTTGTATTTTGTGCGTTTTTATTAACGATTGCTTTTAAACGATCTATGAATGAAGCCATATTTTATAATAAATAAAAATTTTCGTAAAAATACAAAATTAAAAATTGTTTTAAACAATAAAGAAATTGTTGATTAAATTACGTTCAATCGAATAAGAAGTAACGTCAATATGTTCATCGTGTTTAGCATTTGGAAAGGTGCTGACCTGTTGTAAATATGCATCGTTCCAATTGTCTTTAACTAAATAAACTCGACCGCCTTCAATAAATGGCGAAGACGCCCTTGCACGTTCTATTTTAGAATACTTTACAAAGTTAGTTTTTAACTCGCTGACGTTGTACATTGTTTCACGCCTTAACAATTGCACTAATGATTTTCCTGAAGCTTTAGGCTCAACTAATATTTGCGATATTGGAACTCCGCAACTCTTAACAAAAGAATTTATAAAGTTTTTTAATTCAGGCATTTCTAAATATTTGTCAATGCTTTTAAAAATAAATAAGTTGTCGCCACTTTTACCGCTAATTTGTATTCCTGTTGGATCGTTCTTTGTGTCTTTTGTGTATGCACCATCTATAAACATTTCCCAAACAACATCTCCAGGAACTTCGGCTTTGTTAATCATTTGAAACCAATCTTTTCGCCATTCCCCACCTTCAGGCGGCGAAGGAATTTGCAAGTATTGACCGCTAAACGTATATCTGTCCGCTTGTCGTATTGACTCCAACTCTTCAAAAGAATGTTTTTCAGGCCATAAAGGATTATTATTTTCGTCTAATGCTGCTAACTTTAAATGATGCCAATCTTCACCTGAACCGCCATCTAATAAATACCCTGACAAATCCTCTTCGTGTAATCTTTGCATTATAACAATAATAGGCACGTCCCTATCGTTTACCCTGGACCTAATAGTTGTATTGTATCGGTTATTAATAAAAGAACGTCTAACGTCAGATAAAGCATCGTCAGGTTTTAAAGGATCGTCAATTATAATAGCGCCACCACTACCAGCACCAAACCCAGTTATTGCACCTCCTGAAGCCGTAGCATAAACTCCACCGCCTTCAGTTGTATACCATTTCTTTTGACTTTGTGAATCCTTTTTTAGATTTAAACCCCAAATATTTTGATAGGCATCTGAATTAATGTATTCTTTTGTTAGCGAACTATTGTCTAAAGCTAATGAATCTGAATAAGATAAATGTATAAATTTAGAAGTTGGGCGTTTTGCTAAACTCCAGGCAATGTACATTTTTACGGCAATTTCTGTTTTACCATATCTAGGCGGTATATTAATAATAAGGCGTTTTATTTCGCCTTTATTAACTTTCTCTAATGTATCCGCTAACGTTTTATGAAATTCAGCAGCTATAAATTTTTTTCCAGTATTTTCTTTAAATATATAACGAGTAAAAAACAAAAGAGAATTTTCGCATTTTTCTTTTATTATTCCGTTAATACTCATTTTCTAAAATATCGTCAATTTTATCTTTAGCTTCTTTTGATAATTTACTAGTGCTGACTTGCGCAGTCATTTCGACTTCTTTACGTTCAATATAACCTCTCTTTTTACCTTTTGTTTTTAGATAAAAGATTGTTGCGGTTGTATTACCTTCTTTGATTTGTTTATGCAATTGGCTTTCTGCAAAGTCCAAAGTCATATTTTGAAGTTCATCAACTGCATCTCTAAACTTTTTATCGTTGTTGTAGTATTTATAAAAAGTTGATCTATTGCAACCGACTATTTTGCACGCCGTTGTAACAATTCCAAGCGATTGTTCAAGTGCCTCTAATAAACTGCTTTTTAATATGTTGGTTTTTGTCGTCATATCGCAAAGTTAAATAAATTAAAAGACATAAAAAAAAACCTTACATTTCTGTAAAGGTATTGTAATTGTCATCGTCTTTTATTTTCTCGTAAAGTATATCTTTCCAATCTTCCATTATTAAAATTTTTCTTGAACCCATTTAGCACCAAATATAGAAGCCTGTTTTTTAGTATCAAAATACTCGCTTAT